GCCCGCTATGCCGCTGTAGCTGCGTGGGTAGGATTTTTTGCACACGGCGCCGCCGTTGGGCACTACGCCGTCTGCGCCGGATGTGTTGCCCTCGACCGTGTACACGGTCGTGTCGTCTACCTTGCACACGAGGCCGGTGTGGTTGCTGTTGCCGACCGCGCCGAAGAATATCTGGTCTCCGACCTCCGGCTTTTCTCCGCGCTTGTGGAACTGTCCCGCGGCTATGTAGTAGTTGAGGCTGTAGGTGCAGCCTGCGCCGCTGCTCCCGCGCTTGGCGCATAACAGCTTCAATGCATTCTCCACGCCGTATGCCTGCACGAAACACCAGTCTACGAACACGTCGCACCATGCGTAGCCCTGCTTAGGGCCGTTGTAAAAATCTCCGAGGGCGTCCAGATCACGCGCGTACTTGGTGTAGTTGGCAGAGCCCGCGTTGGCCGTCTGGTTGTCCAGCTGAGCGGCGCTCTTTTTCTCCAGATAACCGACTTCGGCCAGTGCGAGGGCGATAACCTTGCGCCGGTCGCAGCTCTCCCCGGCGGGCTTGCCGTCCTGCGCAGGCTCTGAGGGCTCTGCCGTGCCTCCGTCCGGAATGAGCTTGGCCCACGTGTTGGCGTACCCCGTGCGCTTCTCGATGGCCTCGCCCTGCTTGTCCGGCTTCTCGTAGTTGGTCACGCATATCTCCACCGCCTTGGCGATGCTGTTCGTGGTGCAGACCACCTTCCACGTCGGCGTGTACTGCGTCTGCATCTCCTTCAGCATGAAGGCTATCTGCATGTCGAGGTCACCAACGGACGTTCCGCGTGACTTGGCGAAGTCTAGCAAATTCTTCTTGCGCGCACACCAAGTCCACTGGACTATGCCATAGCCCGTGCTGTCTTTGATGAAATACTTGCCGTTGAAGGTCTGCTCGCCTGCGTTGGCGCGCCGGGTATACTCTATCTCTGTCAGCCCCATGCGACGTAGGAATGAGTTCGGATTGCTCATTCCCTCAACGCTCCTCGGGTCAAAGTCGCTTGCCTCTCCCTGCAAGTTGCCCAGCAGGCCTATCGCGCCCGCGTAGGTCATACCCGCCGCACGGCATGCATCGTATATGTGCTTCGCTCTCTCGATTGTGGTCATTTTGTCCTCCTTACTCCAGCCAAAAGCGCCGCACGCGCGCCCGGCCTCCTTTGTACCTGTCTCTATTTGTTGAGGTTACGCTGATGCAGCAGCACACCTCGGTCTCCGTCAGCTCTGAGAGGTCCAGCGTCAGCACTCCCACGCTGGCCTTGGCCTCCGTGATACTCGCCACGGCGATATGGTCGCTGCCCAGCCCGTTTTCCACGGGCGTCGGTGTCGCAGCCGTCGACACCGACACGGAGAATTTAGGCGAGGCGCGGTCGATGCTCTCGTAGTAGGCGTTGAGCTTGCTGTAGCCGGACACGTCCATAAGCCCCGTCGCGGCAATAGCCGTGCCCACCGTAAAACTTGAGGGGCCGTACACGCTGAGCTCGACGGCGTCGTCGCCCCAGGTGATTGTGGTCTCCGTGCCGTACAACGCAGCCTTGATGTCGCGCAGCTCGACCTTTTTGGAGCCTGTGTCGTAGAGCCAGTAGAGCCACTCGACCCACGCGCCGCCCTTGTAGGTCTTGGCCGTCTTGCTTACCCAGCTGCCGGATATGTACTGCTGACAGCTGGCCGGGTATATCCAGATGCCGTTCTTCTTCAGCACGTTTACTGCCACAGGTGAGCGTGTTCCCGTCGCAAACCACACCATGCCCTCGGCGGGTGTCTCCGGCGCAGACACAGAAAACACCCAGCCCGTGATCTCCGTCTCGGTTATGACTGCAATGGTGTTCGCCGCTGCCGTTGCCGGGAGTGTCAGCACCGACGCTGCCCGTATGATCTTGAGGGCGATCCCGCCCCCGCCGTTTACGTTGGGTCCTATCATGACGTCTCAACCTCCTCGTTTACCGTGATTATGCTGTCCTCCGATAGCCCAGCGCAGCACAGGCGGAAATAAGCTACATTGTCAAGCGTCACCCCGCTGAAGCTTTGCACCTTGAACTGCGTCCAGATGTTGTTGTCATCCTTTACACCTGCCAGAGTGCCACCAGCTCCTGTGCCGTTCGTTTGTCCTAAATGTGTTTTGCTCGCGTTGTAGAAAGAAATCCGCTGATTGTTGCTGGCGATCCCCGATGTAACGCCGTACTGCCATGTGACGTTCTTCAGCCGTACCACGTCGCCAAGACTGACCGGGATGAAGCCCGTCAAATATAGTCCCGTGCTGCTTTCGGCAGCGCCTGCACTATTGAGCCTGTAATTGGGTGCCCAACCTGTACTGTTGTATATACTGCCGTCTGTGTCCGTTGCATTGGGCAGTTGGTTGGTATAACTGGGTGCACTAGGGTCTATCACTGTGTAGTCAAACTCTCGGTCTATGCCCGGGCCGTAGTGATCGACGTAGATTTTTTTAGCCGCGCGGTTGATGCTGAACACGCAAAAAGACGTCCCGTTGGCAGTCCCTGCCGTCTTAGTGTATGTGTTTCCGTCCGCCGACGCTCGTTCTCGGCCATTTAGAATATTAGGACAGCAGACGGAGAGAAACGCGCCGCCCACGGTCTCGTTGGCGTAGCGATGCTCGTGCCCATGTATGCAGGCGATGATCTGAGCCGGGGTTATGGCAGAGAAATCATAGCTGACGGTGCTGCCATGCGTGATGCTGCCGCTCTGCTTGGTGGCATACGCCTTGAGCAGCGCCGCGGCGTTGGCCGTATTGGATGGATGCACCGTGCCCGACACCGGATCTGTATAGCTGCCTGTCCCGTTGAGCGCCGCGTGGGAAAACACGAGTATCGACCACTCGGCCGGATTGGAGACGCCGCTGAAATCCAGTGCCGTGTCGGCCAGGTATTGAAGCTGCGCTGCGCTGATATTGTCCGCATTGAGGTAGGGATTGTCCGCGCCGGAGCCGATCTGCGTCGTGCCCCAGCTGCGGTGGTCGTGCGTATCAAGATAGATAACGCGCAGCCGCGGCCCCGGAAAGTCCATGTAGCCGTAGCACGCATTACCCGGCACGCAGCCGCCGCTCGCCAGATTTTTCCGCCCGATCGCTGCGTACATCTGCATCTGGGTCAACCTGTTTGCTGTGGCCTGATACGGGGCGTCGTCGTGGTTTCCCGGGCACCATATCGCCCGCCCGGGATATTTGGAGCCGATCAGCAGCTGGTAGTCTGCATTATCTTCCAGAGCATCGGCCGAGGTAGTATTCCACGCGCCCGTGGAGTAGTCTCCGACGTGCGCGATGAAATCCAGTGCGCAGCGCTCGTTGAGCCTTTTGAGAGCCTGTCCTGCCTGCTTTCCCGCGGCATTGGCGGTGTCGGTATAGTAGCCGAGATGGGCATCTGCCATAACGGCAAAAACGATGTTGTCAGCGCCGATGTGCCCGACTATTTTTTGAGCGAGCGCGTCGGCCGCAGTCAGTACATAGTCCGGTGTATCGTCGCCCGCCGATGCTGTAGAGATCTCCACCGTTTTAGCCTCGCTGCCGTCGTATGCGGTCTCAGTGCCGTCTACCTTGATCTTCAGCGCGTTAGGGTTTTTAAGTTCCGTCGGTATCATCTGCATCACTTGCTCCGCTGCGGCATTGAGCTTTACCATAAGCGCCTGATAGGTTACGAGGTCAAGCGTATTACCGGGATTGTCGACGGTGCTGGCCGTGAGCAGCCCCGTGATCTTATCCAGCACCGCCTTGTTGGCGTGCGAGTGCCGGGCTTCGGTGTTGGCGCTGATGTCCTCCGTCGGCACTGTCGGTATGTCCGTAGTCTTTGCGGGTGTATATCCCAATGCCGCTATAATGGCTGCGGCGGTCAGCGCGCCTGTGTCGTCCCCGCCGCTGTAGTTTGCCGTCCCGCTGCTGCCCGTGCCTATCGGGCTTATGAGCGCCACCGTGGGGATAGTCAGGTCCGCACCCGGCGCGTCGGCGGAGTAGATGATGATCTTGCCCGCCGCGCTCTGTATGCGCTTCACGTCCAGCTCCTCGGCCTGCGCCGCCGTCCACGCTATGATCGGCAGCATGGCCGCCGTGCATCCGGTTATGGCCAGCTCCGCCTTGTACCGCGCGCCGTCCACAGTGCTGTCGGCAACAAAAGCCGACGCGGCCAGCGCCACGCTCTCGCGGATGATGTTCTTGCACTCGTCGGCGAGCTTCGCCGCGGTCACGTTCTTGTCCTTGATCTTCTCCGCCGATACGGCATTGGCGTCGATGTTGCCTTCCTTGATGGTTATCGGGTCTGCGCCGTCCGGCAGGTGCCGCTCATGGTGCGACGGCATCATTGCCACGGCGGCGTAGAACGTCGCCTCCGTTCCGGTGTAGCCCGCATCCTTCGCCGCGTCGTATGCGCTCTTGCCGGGGTCTCCCTTGCTGCCGGGGGTTCCCGGCGGCCCCTTGATGTTCTTCGTCTCAGGGTTCTCCTCGCCCCCGTCGTTCGTCCATGACAGGTTCCCGTTGTCGTCAACGTGCGGCGTGTATGTCGTGCCCGCAGTTCCGGGGTCTCCCTGCGGCCCCTGTATTGTGCCGTTGTCCACCCACTTGCCGTTCGCGCCGTCCCATATGTATATGTGGTACGGTGCCGCCGTGCCTATGCCGTAGCTCTCACCGGCCGTGGGGTTCGGCACTGCCTCGGCCAGCGCGTCCAGATCGTCGTAGTAGCCCTTGACTTCGAAGCTTTTGCCGTTGAACTTGCCCGCATCCGCTGCGGCCTTCACTGCGTTTGCCACGGCCATTGCCTGCGCGGCCTTCGCGTCTATCTGCTCTGCCACGCTCTGCGGTATCACATGCAGCGGCGCGTCTATCAGCCCGCTCTCCTTTACAGTCATTATCACAACAACTGTCGTCAGCCGCGCCGTGTCCTTCGTGCCGGTCATGTATACATCCCATTCCCCGGCAGTCAGGTTGAGCGCGTCGTCCTCGGTGATCCTGTCGTCCTCGTCCAGCGCTATGTCGTACACGGTCTCGCCCTTGCGGAAGTGCGCCCAGCGTGTGTACCCGTCCCACTCATCCCCGATGAAGTGGAACTGCGCCGTCAGAAATTTCAGGCTGTCCGCCGCTATCACCGGCGTGTAGTATTTCAGGCTCTGGCCTGCAACATAAAATTCAAGCATCGGTCGTCACCCTTCCTCGTTGAGTTTCTGCACCAGCCGCACAAGGTAATCCCTCAGCTGTTCCATCTGCTCCTCCGGCGTCCCGCTCAGTATCGGCGGGTATTCTATTCCAAGCATCTATATATCACTCCCGTAAGTTATGGTTTTTGCTATGGAGAACATTCTGAACATGCCCTTGCCTTCAAGCTTGATACGCATGTGGTCACAGCGCCTCGGTCTAATCGGCACGTTCACTGTGTTCGTCCCGCGCATCTTTATCGTGCCCTTGTACTCCCACAGCCCCGTGCTGTCAAACTCCACGTATATTGCCAGCTCCGCGCCCTCCTCCATCTGGAGGCGCACATTGAAGCGTGAGACGTACTTCTTGTCCGGCTGCTGGTAGTAGAGTATGCCTGTCTCCGCCCGCCACTTCACGAACGGCTCAAGATCTCCCTGCGTCCCCATCAGCGCGTACAGCAGCTTCCCGCTCAGCGCGTACAGCTCATCGTCCACGCGGGCAAAGCAGTCCGCCTTGAATCCGTCCTCGTGCATCCACAGTTTCTTGCTCATGTCGTATACGAACATGTGGCTTGCGCCCTTGCTGTCCTTCATGCTGATGTAGTACAGGTCTCTCACCGTTCCCGCCACAGCGTCGGAGTACAGTTCATCTCCCAGCGCCTTGCTTGCCTTGGACGGGAAGCCTCCCTGATACGCGCATATGTCGCTCCGGGATTTGTACAGCAGCGTCTCGTTCACAACAGCCAGGCTCTTCTCGCTGCCCTTCTGCACGCCGCGGCACGCCGTCTCGCTTATGCTGTGCGCGCCCAGCGCCGATATCGTCACACGGTGTATCCTGTCCTCCTTGAAGAACGTAGGATAGCCCAGATAGTTCACGGCTCCCGTCCACGGTCCGTCCGAGCCTACAGAGGCCGTCCATGAATCCGTGCTCAGTCCCATGTACTGCCGCCAGTTCTTGAAGTCGCCGAGTGCGCAGCAGTATATTTCATTCAGGTTCTTCTCGCCGTCGCTGCCGTAGTAGCAGCCCCACAGGCGGTTCTGGCTCTCGCATATGAAGTCCATCTGCGGCACGCTCCGGCTCACGGATACAACGCCGTCCGTCTGCTCCACGGTCTGCTCCAGCAGCCCGGCCACCACTATGTAGTCGAACACGCTGCTGCTCCCGCCTATCGCGTAGATCACCTTGTCCCCGTTGACGTCCGCCGCCGCGCCGCCTATGGTCACTCCGTCGTATTCCTCGAACAGCCCCGGCAGCTCGCCCTGGGATATGAATTGTATCTTCGTGTACACCGTCGGGATGGATACCCATTCCTTCGTCGCGCTGCTGTACTGCTTGAGCACGTGCACGTTCTGGCTCGTGTCTATCCACAGCGCCGCGTTCTCCGGGCTCTCCGGTGCCGTCGCCGACTTCACCGGCGTGCCGTAGTCTGCGCCCAGCGCGTTGCACATTGTGTACTTCACGGTGCCTGTCGACGTGTAGAACGCCTCCATGCTGCCGTAGTCCGCCGCGTCTGCGGTGTTGTAGTACTTCTTGTCCGGGAATATGCAGATGTATGCTCCCATGCTCACAAGCTGCTTCTCGCCCGCCGTGAGCCCTGTCACGGGCGTTGCCTGTCCGTTGTACCACAGTGTCCCGTTGTCCACGTATGCCAGCTCGTCCTTGCCCAGCAGCCCGCCCGGGGCGGTCAGCTTCTTCACAAGGCCGCGCTTCTTTCTCTCGGCCAGCAGCGGATAGTACGCTGTTGAAAGATTCTCCGTGTCGTAGAACGCGCCCTCTGCTATTTTCAGGTGGTGGTCGTAGCCCATGAAGGTGTCGACCACGCTGCGGTCTGTGTATTCATAGCTCAGCTGCGGCAGCTGCATGTGCTCGCCTCCTCAGAACAGGAAGTGCTTCGGTGTCTCGCCCCTGCGCACTCCGCTCATGTTGTGGTTCCTGCTGTACCAGTTGAGGTACTCCGTGTATGCGTTGTTGAAAAGTGTCATGCGCCTGTTGTAGCGCTGCGTCTCTCCGTTTTCTTTTTCTATCATTGCCTGAAGATACTCGTAGTACACGTCGTAGTCGTAGGGGAACTGTATCAGCAGCTCCTCGTTGCCGGTCTCATATCCGGCGAATCCGGCCGGCGCTTCCTCGCGCGGCCGGATCACTTCTTCGTATACCTTGCCGTCCAGTATGGACAGCCATTTCAGCTTCTGTTCCGGGCCGTACTGGTTGGGTTCCATCATGTCCACCCGGTCTATTATGTCCATTGCTTTCATGCCGGCCCTCCTCTCTCAGATGTTCGCCGGGTTATCTCAGCTGCTCTTCAGGCAGCAGTTCTTCCACGGTCTCATAGAATCTGTCTTTGGCTCTTTCGCTGCGCTCAATCTCATCCTTCACGAAGCGCGGCACCTTCACCGCCTTGCCTCGGGGGATGATGTAGTTTTTGCCGTTGACACCGACAAAAAGATTCGGGTCTTCCTTGGGGTGTATTCTCGACACTCGCACGGTCACCTTTTCATTCGGGTCATAGTCAGTGACCGCTGCAATTTCCGTGGTCTCCGCCTCAGTCTTGTCTGTCATGATCTCTTCACCGGTCATGATCTCTTCACCGGTCATGATCTCTTCGTCCATTGTCTTAGCCTTTGCCATTGTTTTTTCTCCTTTCAGCAACAGGGGCACTCTCGTGCCCCTGCCTATGTTTCTGTCAGTTTGCGTCGTCTTCTGCACTGAACGAAGATACGCTCATTACGCGCAGCATACGCTCAGGGTAAAGGATAGTCGCGCCGTTGGTTTCGAGCTTGTAGCCTATGGTGCTGAACTGATCCAGCGGGCCGCCGATCTCGCTCTTGTCGTGCACTATCATCTCCATTGCGCCGCCCTCCGGGTCTATGATGCCGAACGCCTCTTTGCCGAAGAAGTACGTTGCATAGGTTCTTCCGCGCTCCTTGTTGACGTACTCATCGTCCTGCGCAGCGCTCGTGCCCTTCACGCCAAGCACAGGTGCAAACACGTCCTCAACAAAGCGCACGCCGCCTATCTCGCCGATCTCGCCGTTGAACAGCGCCTCGGGTGCAGCGTACTTGTGGGCGTCTACCCACTCCGGGTCTCTGCGCAGATCGTACAGCACCGACGGGTGAGCCACTGCATAGTAGTACCCGTTGATGCGCGGCACGCGGTTCTTCTTCATGATGGTTACGATCTTGTCTATCATTGCCACCGTGAGCAGTGCCCAGCCGTCCGGGGTGCTCGTGCCTCCGGTTGCTGTCGTGGTTCCGCCCGCGCCCATCGTCTTGCAGGATGTCGGAGTGCTCAGTACCTTGCGCGTCTCCTTGTCTATGTTGTCGCAGTATACAACGTTCGTGCCGACGAGCAGCGCGTCTCGCGTCAGCTTCTCCTGCGTCTCCGCGGCGGATGCGCCCATCTCCTCGGTTGCCGCAAGGATTATCGGGTCATACGCGCGCAGCTCCAGCTTGTCGGTCACGGCTGTGTACGTGCCGTACTGGTCTACCGTGCCGGTCACCTTGCTCATGCCGAGCTTCTGCCCTGTGGGTATCACGCCCTCAATGAGCTTGTCCGCACGCGCGAAGGTGTTGAACTTTCTCCACTCCACCTTGCCTTCGTGGTTTTTGGGCAGAGACTGACGCTTGCCGAACTGCGCATAGTACAGCTCTACACGCGCGTTCTCCAGCAGCTCCGTGTCGTAGAACGTCTTCAGTTCCCCTGTAAGATCGTTCGTGCCGGAGAACGCTGTGGTTTCTCCTGTGTATGCGTTCACATAGTTGCCGGTCGCGTTGACGAGTGTACCGGCGTCTGCAAAGTACTGCAACCAACTGTATTTGTTAATCATGTTTTCCTCTCCTTTTCCGAGAGGATGTGTGCTACCAGTCCACGGGCAGCTTCTCTCCTCTCGCATCCGCCGCGTATATGCGGCGTTTCAGTTCTTCTCTTTCTGCTTTGCTCCTCTGTGCCGGGGGTACGCGGGTTATCGACACTGCAATGCCCGCTCCGTTTTCCTTGGGCCGTGCCTGTCCCGCTCTCACTGCGGCCTGCGCAGCGGCCATTGCCTGCTGCTGCATTGCCTGCTTTTGTGCTGCGGCGATCTCCTTGCGGTGTACGGCGCGGTATGCGTCCTCCACCGACAGCATGCCCGGCTGCGTCAGCTTCACGAACATGTCGTTCTGCATCTCGGTTTCAAGGCTGAAGTCCGGGAACTCGGCTCTCAGCGCTTCCGCCTGCTGGTTGAGCCGTGCTATGTGGTCACGCATTATCTGCTGCTGGAAGCTCATCTTCTGCTGCTCACGCAGAGATTCCAGCTCCTGCTCGCGCTGACTCAGCACCTTTGCCGTCTTCACGTCCACGCCCATCTCTGCCGCCTTCACCTCGTAGAGGCTGTCGTCGTCAACGATAGCGTGGGCCAGGCCCTCATAGTCTCCGGCGCTCGTGCCGTACTTCTTTGCCAGCATCTCCAGCGCGGGTGTGAGCTTGGCCATGCTCTCCTCCCGTGCGTTCGTCTTGGCAAAGCGCTTGCTTATGATCCCGCTCACCTGAGAATCAAATGCCGCTTTGTACTCCGGGTCTTTCAGCAGGTCTTCCCATTTGGGCTTGGCCTGTGAGGCCGCGGGCTTTTCCGCGCCGTCTCCCTCGTCTCCGCCGCTGTCTGCGGGGGCTGTCTCAGGCGGCTGCGCCGCTTCCGTTTTCAGCCCGCGCCGCTGCATGGATGCGGCGAATCTTCTTGCCTTGTCCTTGGGTACGCCCAGCTTCTCCAGAGTACCTGCTGTGTCCTGCTGCCCGGCGACGGCAGCCTGCTGCCTAGTCCCTTGAGGGGCGACGGCAGCGCCATCAACGCCCGCTGCGGCTCCTCCGTCTCCGCTGCCGTCTCCTGCAGGTGCGCCGTCGGCGAAGTACTGAAGCCAATAAGTTTTGCTGTTCATTCGGATGCCTCCATATCTTTCTGCTTTGTTTCGGCATACATGCCCGGCGGGGCGGCCGCCTTGTCATCCATGTCTCTATTATAGCGGGGGAGCGCTCGTTTTCTCTATGGCCCTTTTTGCCCTTTTTTTATTTCTCCCTGCAAAGAATTGAGCCGCCCGGTATAATGCCGGACGGCTCTTTTTATTCTGTGTTCAGCTGTTCCACGGCGCTTCTTCAAGTTTCGCCCAGCTCTTTGTTCCCACGTCGTCGAAGTAGACCATTGCTATCTTGTCTTTCTGCTCCGGCGTGAGGCTGAGACTGTCGATGTACGCCCACAGCTTGTCTCTCTTGGAGTTTGCTATGACCTTGCCCTTGCTGTTGTAGTCCGACTTGAACGTGCTCGCGCTGTGTCCGTTGATTATGTTCCAGTAGTCCAGCTTGCTTATCCCGCTCCCGGTTACATAGCTGTCGTAGCGCTGCGCCTGCTTGCCGGTGATCGACTTCATCGCCTCTTCGCCGCCTATCCATTCGTAGCGGTACGCCGTGTTCGCTGCTTCCTCCGGCGTGTCTCCGGCGTACTTGATGCGGTACTCGTATACTTCCTCCTTGCTTATCCTTCCCGCATTGTATGCGTCGCGTATGCCGGTGAAGCTGTCGCCGCCCGCGTTTATGCCGGTGTCCTTTTCAAACTTCCACTGCATCACCTTGGCCTTTGCCAGCTCTTTGTTTGCTGCGATCTCCGCCGCCGTCTGCCTGGTCGTGTCGCCGTAGCCGTACTTTGCCTGAAGCTCCAGCGCCCGGCTTTCCGATATGTTGCCGTTGATAAACTCGTCGTCGATACTGCCGTATGCTATGCCCGTCACCTTTTCGCATGTCCACTGCTCCACGGCTACTTCCGCGTCGCGCTCTGCTTTGCCGCCGTACTTTTGCAGCAGCGCCAGCGCCTCCTGCTTGGATATTGTGGCTTTCTCCGTGTCGCTGCCCTGATACCAGTCGCGTACCTGATTCTTCACGTTATTCTGTATCTTGCTCTTGAACACTCCGTGCTCTGTCAGCTCCTGCATCAGCGCGTCGTAGCTCTCCGTGTCCCCGGCCTTGACGGCGGCGTACAGATCTTCCAGCTTGTCGTTGCTGCTTCCGTCGCCGTTCCACTCGTTGATTATCCAGAACGCCTGGTCTGCGTCGTCCGCCACGCCCTGCTTCACAAGCTCCGCCATCGCATCCTCGTCCGTCATAAAGCCGTTGAGATAGCTGCTCTTGATTGCCGCCCTCGTCGTCGGCCTGTAGCTCTGCACGGTCACGCCGGAGAACGGCGCTACCACCGTGTTGTACAGCGCCACGGCGTCGCGCATTGCGTTGTAGAACGGCAGCCCGCTCAGCTGTGACACGGCTCTCAGGTTGGCTGCCAGCACTCCGTATGCCGTCAACTGCCCGTTGTAGCTCACGGCCTTCTCGCCGTCCTTTGCTCCCAGCGCCATGGACAGCATCTTCATGTCTATGTCCCACGCTTTTTTCAGGTTCGTTATTGCCTGCATGTCCATGCGGCTCACGTCCTCCCCGCGGAAGATAGCGGCAATATCCTTTATCACGGGTATCTTGTTGTAGATCAGCAGCTCCTGCATGAGGTTGCCTTCCATCCAGTTTCCTTCTTCGCCGAAGAGCGCCTGCTTCAGCTTCTGTGCGAAGGTCTCGTAGTCGTCGTCATCTCTCACCGCATCCCACAGCGACGCGGCCAGCACCGTTGCCGCCGAGGATGCGACGAACACCGCCATTGATTTTACTATCGCGCCCTTGTTCTTCTGCCATGCTATGGCCGCTTTCTGCTTGCTGCTGCCTCCCGCCTTGCGCATGTCCGCCCTGTAGTCTGCGTATGCGTTCAGCAGTATGTTGTAGCTCAGTGTCGGCTCCGCCATGAATGAGGTCGTGATGTTCGCCAGTATGCCCTGGTTGCGCATGTTGTGGCTCCTCGTGATCGTCGCGTCCACCACCTGCGTCTTGAGTATGACCTCGCGGAATCTCTCTGCCGTCGCCTTGCACAGCTCGTCTCCGCGCAGCTTCGTCCGGTCTGCCGTCTCCATCCTGCACGCGCGCCACAGCGCCGCCCATGTCACGGCGTCGCCCTTCTGCGCGAAGAACATTGCCTTCTCCTTTGCCACGTCTGCAAGGCTCTCGTCGTGCATGATCTGGCTGCGCATGCTCCTGCCTATGTCCGTGCTCACGAAGCCCAGCCCCTTCCACGTCGCAATGCCGCTGTACCTGTTCATCTCCTCACTGCTCTGCTTCCCGCTGCCGGGCTTGAGTGCCGCCGCCAGATACTTCGCGTCTATCTCCTGCGCTGCTCTCACGTATGCCGTCGGCTGCTGTATCGCCACTCGCAGGTTTGCGCCCACGGCTGCCGCCTTGTAGTTGGATACCATCCGCTTTGTCACGGCATCGCTCCTGCTCGTGCCGCCCTCGTGCTTGCCGTTCAGGTCCTTCAGCAGCGTCACCACGTACTTTTGCGCTGCCCGTCCGTATGCCGTCTCCACGCTGCGCTGCACCGTGTCCGTGTACACAAGGCCGTTGACGTTCGTCCGCTCCTTGTAGTTGTACCACTTGAGTGCGTCCAGTATCGGCAGGGTCAGTGCGTTGTACTTTGCCATGTCGCTTGAGTGATCGGTGAATACCTCGAATATGTCGCTCACCACCAGTGCGTTGTTCGCGTTGATGGTCAGCGCCTTTGTCGCGCTCAGGTTCAGCAGGCGGAACATGTCATTTGCCTTTGCGTCCGGGTCTACCGCCGGGCGGTCGTTGCTGTCCGTCTGGATAGGGAAGTAGTTCTTCTCGCCGAAGCCGCGGTACCCGAAGCGCTTCATGCTCACCTCGTTGCCCCACTCGCCGCAGGTGTCCACCATGAAATGCTGAAGCGCGTCCGCAACTTCTCTCTGCCTCTCCGTCAGCATGCCGTCCAGCATCTCAAGGTCTGCGCTGTTCGGCTTGAAGTGTTCCGTCTGCACTATTTCGTTGAGCCCCTTGCCTATGTTGCCCACGCGCAGGCCACCGCCGTACAGATGCCCTATGGCCTGTGCTCTCTTGCGCAGGCAGTGCAGGCTCATCAGCTGCGCCGTCGTTATCGTGAACTTGTCTCCGTTCTCAAACTTTACTTCGTGCGTCTCCTCGCGCCATGTCCGCGCCTCCTTCGCCGTGTACAGCCCCTCCGTGAAGTCTATGATCTTCTTTGCGTTGAACGCCATCTGTTCCCAGCCCTTTGATATTCCCTCGAAGATAGCCTTGCCGCCCTCTCCGAAGCGCTGGAACGCATAGAACGGCGTGGTGTTGTCCCAGAAGCCGAACGCCGCAAGCCCTGTCTTTGCCGCCTTGCCCTGCTTGCCGAGCTTGCCCAGCTCCTCTATGCTGTTCTGCGACGCCTGCTGCACGCTCCTGTACCGGCTGTTCGCCATCAGCTGGTTTGTCTTTTTCACAGACGTGGACAGCACCGTCAGCAGCGTGTCCAGATGCCGCAGCTCTTCCGCCGTCATGTCGTTCACGGTGAATGTCTTTCCGGTCTCAGCGAACTTGTTTGCTATGCGTATGAAGTCCTTGACCTGCTCCATCATGTCCGAGGGCATGTCAATGTACACGTCCAGCGCACTCTCCGTGTCCGCACCGCTCATGTACTTCTGCTGGTTCTCAAGCACATCCCGCAGCGCTGAGAGCTTCGATGCAAACTTCCTGTCGTTCGCCGTCTCCTCTCCGCCGCGCAGCTGCTGCCTTGACGTGAAGTCTATAGTCGTCAGGAAGTCGCCCACGGTTTTCTTCAGCACCTCCGGCACATGCTCCTTCGCACTGTTGTTGAGCATCCAGTCCGTCAGCTGTGCCGCCGTCGCGGTCACGCTGTCCTTGTACTTCTTTATGCCGGCGTTCTCCCTGCGGCGCTGCTGGGCGTTCTGCATCATCTGCTGGTAGTAGTTTCTTGTCTGCTCTACCTTCTCCCACTTGGCCACCTTCTCCTTTGCCACGGCCTCCTGCTTGCGCGCCACGCCCTCCTGATACACCTGCTGTATGCGTTCCTGCATCCGGCTCTTCATGTCGTTGTAGCGCGTGCGCTCTTCGGCCACGGCCTTGTTCATCCGGTCTCTCGCACGGTCCGCCGCAGTCTTTGCCGTCTGGCGTATCTCGTCTGAGAGCATCGTGTCCAGTATGTCCTGCGCCACGGTCTCGCGCATCTCGCCCATGTAGTTTTCAAACGGGTTCCCGCGCACCGGCTGCCATGCCCGTTCCATGTCCGCTATGTGGAACAGCATGTCGCTCTGGCTCGTGATGGTTGACGGGAACGCGCCCTCGCCGAACTTCTCCTGCAGCTCCATCCACGCCGTGTCTATCGGCAGTCCGTCCTTGCCGAAGCGGATGCGCCTGTGCTCCCGCTTCCAGCCCTCCGGCAGGTCCAGCATCTCCCGCTCGTTTATCTTCAGCTTGTTGCTCTTGAGGTAGTCCAGCAGCTCGCGCCGCGCGTCCTCCATCCCGCTCTCTATCTCTGCCTCCGAGCCGGACAGTATGTGATCCGCTATTGCTGCCGCCCAGTCTTTCAGCTCTGCATAGCTCAGCTCCTGCCCGTCCGTCTGCACTATGTAGTCGCCCATGCGCTTGAGTTCTTCCTTCACGGTGTCCTCTGCGTCCTTGTTGTGCAGCTCCTCGGTCAGCCGCCGTGCAAGCTTGTCCGTGTCTGTCTTGCGCACAGTGGCCTCCTTCGTCGTCCGCGTCTGTCCCTTCCAGTATTCCGCGCGCCGCCGAAGCTCTTCGTTCTGCCTCCGCAGCTCTGCGTAGCTTTCCTGCCTGCCGCGCCGCTCGTCCGCCGTGTCGTCCGCCGCCACGTCGCGCATGGAGTAGCGGAACTGCCCAAGGTCTGACGGCTGCGCCGGTACGGTGCCATTGTCGAAGTACTCGTTGATGTCGTTGATTATTCTCTTTGAGTACGTGCGCTTTGGGTATTCTATGCTGACCACCGTGTCGCCGTTGGCGTTGTCAATGTCCAGTGTCACTTCTCCTCTGAAGCTGGATATGTATCTGTCCAATACGTCGAGCTGCTTTGCATTCGGTTTTGTGCTGAGGTTTATGCCGCCGCTCTCCGGCGATAGCCTAATATTTCCCGCCTGCATAAACTGCACCATGCCGCCGCTGTAGCTGCCGTCGCCGTAGTCTCCGTCAAAGGCGTCAGTTATATCCCTGTGGTCTACAGTTCTATAGCCGCCCGGCGCGCCCTCGTGCCGCCCGCTCATGTCCAGCAGTTTGCCATCTCTCAGCAGATACCCGGCCTCTGCTATCTTGTATGTCGTGCCGAAATACTTTTCTGCCGTCTTGACGTCCGCCGCATCATCCCGCTCGCGCATGGAAAATTTGGTATTGCCATTTTCATTGCCTCGTGATATACTAACCATAGAAGTGTCACTGAGGAATTTAGACTTTGGGGTTTTCCCGTATGAGCTAATGATGTCCTCAGTGGCATTTCTTATTTTTGTTATGTCCTTGAATCTGCGTCCGTTCTTATTGTTTTCAATGTTTATTACTCCGTCGAAGTATTCATCCCCAACTTTGAAGGTCACGTCAAAATAAGTAAATCCGCCAGTTGCATTCTTGTGAACATGTCCATCACGTCCGTCAGCGGCAGTCCTGTAATTTCTCCCGGCCTCTATCAGATTGTCTAGTTCAGGAGCGGCACGCATCTTTGCTTCTTTTACCTGTTCGTCTTTGATAAACCTTGACGGATATGCATATTCATTTGCTGATGCGTTATTAACGAAAGCTCTATTTGAGCTTCCCACAACTTTGCCAGCAAAGCGGCTCTTTATTATTTCTCTTGCTTTGCTGGTCATCTCTTCCTGTGTCAGCCCATTAAATGCGTCTTGATCTGTTTTGACATCAACATATTTAGTCCCGTCCTCAAACTCCCTAAGTGAATACTTTGCATTCTTGCTCACGGTCTCATTCCCGCTCGCCGTCTCCGCGTTCCTCACGGCGCCGGCAAGGGCGCTGTCCCATATCTGCTGCAGCTCGTCCGCATACTTCATCATGGCCTTTGCCTCTGCGTGCCGCGCCTCCACTCCCGTGAAAGCCTTCCGCAGCTTCTCCGCAAAGTTTGCTATCCATTCCCGGATCTGTTCATACAGGCCCGGGTTTTCTTTTGCCATGATCTCCGGCAGCTGCGTGTCCTCCAGCATCATCTCGCAGCTGTCCGCTATCACTTCCTCCACTGCCTCGTCCATGGAAAGCAGTCCGTTCTCGCGCGCTGCCTTCTGCTCTGCCAGCGCCTCTATGTCTGCGCCGTCCTCTATCAGGTGCCGCGTCACGAAGTCGCGCAGCTGTGCGTAGCCCTCCGCGTTGTTCTCCCGGATGTAGTGCGTCAGCTCATGCGCCGCCGTCAGCAGCACGGCGGATTCCTCTGAGGTTCTGTTTGCCCCTGCGTTCACGTCAAGGTACATTGTCCCGTTGCGCATGAAGCCGTTGGCTCCCTTGTACCTTCCGGTCATGTCCGCCTCTGACTGGTAGAATACAACGTCCGTCCCCGTGATCTTTGCCAGCGTCTTTATCACGTCCAGCTCTGTGCTGCTCACCATGTCCTCGCTCGCAGCTTTGTATCTCTCTCCGCCGTAGTCCACGTCCTGCCCGAAGTACACCTTGCCCTCGCCGCGCTGCCGGGCTGCGCTGTTCTGTATGCGCGCATCCTTGCTGCTCCTGCCGGTGTTGAATGCTTTCGTGAACTGCTCCTGCGTCAGCACGCTTCCCGCGCCGCCGTTCCTGCGGCTGCTCTCATATGCCTGCTGCGCTGTCACTGCCGTCTGCTTGCCGTACATGTCCGCCGCCGTGGTGTATGCCCGCACGTAGGTGTCGAAGTCCCCGCCGTTGTCCTCCGGCCTGTAGCTCAGCAGCATCTCGTCGCCGTATGCGTAGGGGCGCACGCTGTCCAGCATTCTCTGCGTCTCCGCGTCAAAGGTCAGCTTGTCCTCCGTCACGTCCCGTGTTCTCCCGTCCGGCATCTGCACCCTCGCTGTGAACTTGCCGCCGTCCTGCACTATGGCCTTTATCTGTCCTACCTCGCCCCTGTATGCGGCCTCCAGTATTCCGTCCGGCCGGCGTGTGTTCTGCGTGCCCTGCGGTCTCTCCGTGGCCTGCTGTACCTGCTGTGCCGTCTGCTGTACCGGCAAAGTCCCGTCCTCCAGCACGGCGTCGATGGCCCACACTCTATCTGCCCCATACTTTTCTTCGAGCTCTTTGCGCCGGGCGTCGTATCGTTTCCATTCCGCGGGATCTTCTTCTATCTGCTGCCCCGTGCGCCCGTCGAATCTTCCCCTTGGGACATCCGGCCTCATGCCTTTAAGCTCCACCATGTCCCTGAAGAACTCAGGTTCATTTTTTTCTATGTCCCTGTATAGCTCCTGCGGGGTCTGCCGCGCCCATTCCGGTGTCTCTTCCTGCGTGCCCTGCGGGTACTGCGTGCCCTGCGCCTCCTGTGTCTGCGCCTCCTCCTGTACCGGCGTCCGTCTCCTCGGTGTCTGCGCGCTCTCAATCCCGCTCTCCACGCGGTCAGCCGCCGGACCTCCGTGTACCTCGGCCACGCTGTCGCGGTATCTGCGCTGCGCTCTGCCGTTCTCTATGGCATACGCGCCCGCGGTCGCCGCAGTCTGCCCGCCGCCCAGCACGGCAGACACCACCGCTGCGCCTATCGCTTCTTCTTTCATGCGGTTCGGGTTTATCATTGCGCCCTCATCTGTGGTGGAGTACAGCGGCACATCCTTGTATACAGACTTGAGCCCGCTCTCGCCTATGCCCTGTATGATCTCTTCGCTCATCTCCGAGGGGATGCCCTTTACTATTTGCATCAGTGCGCTGTTGTCTGCACGTTCAAGGGCGGCGCGGATATTCTTCGGCAGCTTCTGCAAGCCGCCCCACATATCATCCGTGCCGCCTATCTCCGTCGTTGCATTGTATGCCGCATTCAGTATCGCGTATAGTGACGCCTGCTCTTCGCTTGCCCCATCCTCCAGCGCGTTCTCGTAGCTATCGCCCACAACGCTCATGAACGTAAATCCCCAGTTTGGGTCTGCTGCCATGTCCGCTGTCGCCTTGAGTATCGGCGTCACTATCTGTGCCGCCCTGCTGCTGTTCGCCAGCGTTGACGCCGCTTGCAGTGCCTCCGTTGTTGCCTGCGCCGCTGTCGATGTTCCGCCGGACAACAGCGCCATCATCGACATGGGCAGCGAGTTCATCACCATTTCGGTATACTTGCCGACTGTCTGTGCTGCCTTGCTGTCGCTTGCCGCCCGCGCTGCTTCCTCGTGCTGCAAGTTTATTCTGCGGTTGCCTTCCTCTATGTACTGCCGCAGAAAATTGTCGTCCCCGTATGTGTAGTTTGGGTTTATCACTCGCCCCGCCTTGGTCACAAGCCCTGCCGCATCGTCGGCAAGGCTGGGGCTTATGTCGTTTACCGTCACTCCGGCAAGCGTCCGCAGCTCATCTGCGAAGCCTCCGAATGCCCAGTCTAATCCCTTTGCTATCGCGTTGTCCGCGCTTGTCAGTCCCGCTCGTGTGCTCCACTTCACTGTGTCCCACCAGTCCGTCGGTGTCCACAGCGTGCCGCCCGCTTCCTCCACGCGCTTCTTGTACGCCTCCACAAGCGCGTCTGCCTCGTCCATCTTGTTCTTGGCCGTGGTATAGTCCGCCGTGCCCCTGCCTTTACCTGCGGCCTCTACGGCGCGGCGTGCCTTGTTGTAGTCGATGTACGCCTGCTTGTACTTCTGGTTGAGGTCTGCTATCTCTGCTTCTTTCCGCCGCTCCGCGCCGAGGTCTACGCCCCGCCACCCGTGTTCCTCAAGATATGCCTGCCGGGTAGGGCTTACCTTGCCGCGTCCCTTGTCGTTGTTTACGATGCCGTTCCACTTGTTGCTCTGCTTGTCCAGGTAGTCCTGCCTCGTCCACGACTGCCCGCGGCTGTCCTTGAAAGTCCCGCTGCTCTGTGTGCTCGTACTGCTTCCTGTATACTCCTCGCCTCTGGCGCGGGCTATGTTCCGCTCACGCTCTTCATGCACACGCGCTATGTTCTGTTCCCGCTCTTCTCTTGTAGACATAGTGGCCTCCTTTACTTCTCAAACAATCCCCACGGGTCGCGCCCTGTGACGCGGTAGTAGTTCTCGCGGCTCACGTACGCATGGTTCCCCGGATCCCAGCCGCCGGAGAGTGCGCTGCCTCCGCCGCTGCCCGGCACATCGTAGCCGCGCGGGTACTCTCCCGTTATCTCGTAGTACTGGTCTGCCGTTATCGTGCCGTTGAGGTAGGCGGGCAGGGGATTAGCCGTTGCCCATGTCATGGCCATCTGCTTTGCCGCGTCCTCGCCGTACAGCTCTGCGTAGCCGGAGAAGTCTCCATAGTTGCCGAGGTCTGACGCCATCTGCTGCGCCCGCTCTGCGTCGAGCGCCTGATCGTATCTGTAGTCGCTCAGTGCGTCGCGGTACTGGTTGTACTCCGTGCTCTGCCTGTCCGCGGCCAGACTGTACTGCTGCCTGAGCGCGTCGCCCTCGGCTGAATACATGTCGTATGCCTGTCCGTACAGCTCCGGCAGCACGTCGTTCAGGCGCGACAGGTAAGCGTCGTACTGCTGCTGTCCTACGGCGCTGCCGTAGCTGCTGCCGTAGCCTCCTGTCAGCGCCGCCGTCTGACCCATGCTGTCGCGCATGGCCTGCTTGCCCTGCTGCATGTATGATTCCTTGTACTGGTTGTACAGCGGGTCCGCGCTGTAGTCGTACTTGAACGGCTCCCGGTTCGTGAGCTTGTTGTATATCTCGCTGATCTCCTCGTCGTATGAGGAGGCATACGTCGGCGCTTTGTTTTCCGCCTGCTTGAGCGCGGCCATTGCCTTGTCGTATGCCGCGCTCCTGCCCGCGCTGGGCGTCGTCCTCGTCGCCGGGGTAACTGTCTGCTGCGCACCCTGTGCGGGCGTCGTGTTCTGCGAGCCCTGCGGGTTCTGTGCAGGCGTCGTGTCCTGTGCTGTGCTCTGCGTGCCCTGCGTAGTCTGCGTGCTCTGCGCTGCCGGGGTCACGGTCTGCGTAGGCAGCGTGCCCTGTGCGGGCTGCGTGCTCTGCGTGGCAGGTGTCCCGCTCTGAGCACTCTGCGTGCCCTGCACCGCCGTTCTCTTCTTCTCTTCCTGTCCTACTGCCATTGCCTTTTCCTCCTCATATCCTGTATGCCTGCACGTTCTCCGGGAACTGCGCCGCCATCAGCTCGTAGCCACGGAATATCGTCCGCATCATCTCGCGGCACCGCGCCGTGTGCTTCTTCCCCGGGCGGCACTGCACTCTCACATAGCCGTCCCTGTGCAGCAGCGTCGGCTGCATGCCCGCCGCCTCATCCTTTGCCGAGGCCTCCAGCGTCCGCATCAGTATCGTCAGCGCCGCGCATACAAGGTCTGCCCCCGGCGCTCCCGCTCCTGCGTGTCCGCTTATCTCCATCGTGTACTCGCTCTCGTCATACGTCACTCTCGTCATGGCTCATCCCTCCGGCTGTGACGCTGCCTGGCTCCTCGCCCTCGCGTTCTGCGTGCGGCTGTCCTCGCCCGTGTCCGGCGCAAGGGATATGTCCTCCGCGCTGCCCGTGCCGCCTGCGCCGCCTCCCGTAAACGCTGCCGCCAGCGCCTCCACCTTGTCCGGCTCGTACTTCTGCGTCATTGCCAGCGCGTACTGCTGCACCTGCGCCAGCTTCTGGTACATCGTCCCGTTGTAGTTTATCATCTGCATCACGGTGTCCTTGTTGTCGAAGTCCATCATGTAGCAGCAGGCGAGCGCCTGATCTGTCTGCTGCGGGTTGAAGAAGCCGAGGTTGTAGAACTGCAGCGCCATCTCATTTTGCGTGATCCTGCTGTAGCTTGACCGCTTCGCCGGGCTCACCTTAATGTCGAACTCCGGCAGGCGCACCAGCATTATGTTCCCGCTCTGCTCCTCGTGCGCCTTGATGTTTGCGTTGCTGTAGCGCACGAAGGTCTCCGCGCCCAGCTGCCCCGTGATGCGGAACTGTCTCGGCATGTCGTAGAACTGCCGGATAAGCTCGATGCACAGGTTGACTATGCGTGAGTATGCCCTGTAGCTTGCGCGGCTGCTGTCCCTGCTGCCCTTGCCGCTCGCCTCCTGTAATGCTGCTATGGCTGCCGCTGCCGTCACACCGGAGGATATAACTCCGTTGCTTGCCTCCGTGTTCCCGCTCGTCTCTCGCAGCTCGTTTATCATGCTCGTGCGCACGTCCAGATAGTTCCCGCTCAGTGCGTTGTATTGGATCGGCGTCAGACTGTCCTTGCCCAGGTTGCCGTTGACATGCACGAGGGGATTGTTGAGATCAAGAAACTCCTCCTCGTTTATGCTGCCGTCGATGCGGGAGAAGTACCGCGGCATCGCGCCCACCATCGTGTTCTTGATGAACGCCGTCTGCATCACGTCTATCTGCGTCTGCACGTTCTGGCACAGGTCTATGTATCCGTAGCCGCATGGGCTGCCCTCGATCGGAAACAGCGTGTCGAACACGAAGGGATACAGGCCGTGGTCGTAGAGCGGCGCGCCCTCGTTTTCACTGCTGTACAGGATCTCGTCGCCCACGTACTTGCAGTAGTGCAGCAGGGTCTTGCCCCCGTCGTGCCTCTTGTAGTACACGTCTATCACCACGCTCTTGCCGTCCGTGGGTATCGTGTCGTCGCTCTTGAATTTGTTGGGCACAAAGGTCATTGCGTTGAGCTTGCCGTGCAGCTGCGGGTACATGCTCTCCAGTACCTCGTTGTCCATCATGGCCGTGTGGAAAAAGTACTTGCTCCTCTGTATGTCCGTGCATCCCGGCTCCCAGAATACGTTGAGTATGTCCACCCGGTCTATCGCTATGTCGCCCAGTCCGTTGAGCTTGTCCGCATCCCAGTACACCTTGTAGATGCCCGTCCCTGTCTTGAGCTTCTGCCATGCGCAGTCGCTGTAGGTCTCCTCAAAATGGTTGGCCTCCAGCACCACGGGGATTATCTTTGACAGCATCCCCGCCTCCTTCGCGTCGTCCGGCTCGCGGGCAAGGATGTTAGGCTCCGGGTATGCCTCCGTCGTGTCCGCGTGCTTTGCCACTATCACGTTGTGCAGCCACCCGCTCTTGGCTTTGAAACCGTTCAGCCCCTCTGACTGCTTCTCGATCTCTACCTGATTGCGCAGCTTCCACCAGTTTTCCGCCTCGATGGCGCGGCGGTCTACGCTTGCCTTGCCTGCCTTGTACTTGTTCAGGGTGAGGTTAAACTTCCGCAGCGTCTCCGTGTTGACCGGCGCCTCGTGCAGCCCCGGCGTCTGATCCTCTGGTGCTGGTGGTACCGTGGGTACTGCGGGCACCCCCATATCCATCCCCGGCATTGCTCCCGGTATCCCGCTCAGTCTCCTTGTCTCGTCCATGCTCTCCTCCTTATCTCCGCCTGAATTGGTTCAGCGGATCTATCATGTACTCCTTCTTCTCTTCCTTGACGGCCGGCACGATCGGGCGCGACATGCACATGTACCTCCACTCGTCGCATACATGGTCCTCCATCTCCGTGTCCAGATCCTCCGGCCTGTGCTTTGAGTGCTGCATCAGCGGCACCGTGCGGATAAATGCCCGGCAGTTGTCAAACACATACATCCTCGGGTAGCCCTCGCCGTCAAACTGCAATCGGTAATGGCACTGCATCCACCCCGGTATGCGCGCGTTGTCTCCGGGTGAGAACCACACCCTGTACTTCGCCGCGGTCTCCGCTATGCTCTCGCCCCGGCTCGTGTCCCATATGCTTGGGTCTGCCACGCCGTCTATGTGCCGGCCCTTGAGCCACGGGTGCTCCCGCTCTATGCGTGCTATCTCTGCGAACTGTTTTTCCGGCGTCCAGCGTATGCCCTCGTTGGGTGTGTCCGTGCAGCCGTACAGCTCCAGTATCCTGTACAGTATGCCGTCATAGTCCACCGCCCACCACGCACAGGAGAACGGCTTGCCGTACCCGAAGTCATAGCTGCGCAGGATATTCCATCCTCGGCTCTCTCCCGCGCTCAGGTCAAACGCCGGTATCACATGCACCCAGCGCCGCTGTGCTCTCAGCTCGTCCGGCCCCAGCTCGCAGCCCGCCTCAGCCGCCGCCTTGAGATCCGGCTCCGTCCGGAAGTCGTCAAAAAATGCGCCCTCGAATATATTCCAGTCGCCGTCCAGCCACGCCGCCCTCTGCTTCGCGGGCAGCGCCTCCAGCTGCTTTATGTATTCCGGCTGTGCCCGCATCAGCGCTTTGTTGTCCCGCACGCCTGCCTGGATGAAACTGTAGTCCCCGCCGTCCTCGCCGTCCTTGTAGTGCCGGTCGATGAACAGCCGCTTGACCCACTCATGCCCGATGCCTCCCGGGTTGCAGGTGTAGTACACCCGCTTGGGGAAACCGTTGACGCCGCGCACGCAGGCCGTCAGCTTTTTGATCGTGTCCTCGCTCTGGTGCGTCGCCTCGTCAACAAAGAGTACGTCGACCTCCAAGCCCTGGAATCTGTCTGCGTCCTTCTCCCGCTCGCAGTAGCGGAAGAGTATCCTGCTCCCGTTGGGGAACTCTATCTCTTTGCGCTGGTCGTTGTAGCGGGCAGCGGCGTCCGCCGTCCCGCAGCCCAGCATCTCCTTGAGCGGCTTTATGTGGTTGGCGTACAGCTCCGGGTAGCTCCGGCGTATTATCATCACATTGATGCCCGGGTAGTACCCGCACATCAGCACTGCCTTGACCCGCACGCCCCAGCTCTTGCCGCCGCCTCGCGCCCCGCCGTAGCATATGTACTTGTGCCGGTCCCGCAGGAAGAGCCACTGCTTGTCGCTTGGCTCCGGTATTGTCAGCGTCCTCATTGTGCCGCCTCCTCCGTGCCTTCGGCAAACTCTATGCTCATGCCGCCGTCCCGCTCTCCTGTCTCAATAGCCGTGTATCTTTTGAGCAGCTCCGTCCCTGCCTTGATCCTGTCCGCCAGCTGTGCGTCCAGGCCAAACTGATCCGCTACCTCTCCCCGCATTACGGATGAGAGGAAGCGCAGCACCTCGTTTGTCTTGGCTATCTCCGCCTCGTCTATCTCGCGCAGGCGCTCGCGTATATACTCCTCCACATCAGCATCTTTCAGCAGCCTGTAGCCTGTCGTCCGCGCGCTCTTGGCGGAGTACCCGGCCTCGACCGCCGCCTGCGTCTGGTTGTTGAGGCGGATGTACGCCTCCGCAAATCTCTGTTTTTTAGGTGGCAGCCTCTTCATCCTGTGCCTCCTTGTACATCTTTGCCAGCTCCTGCACCACTGCGGCCACGGAATATGTCTTGAGTATCAGCTTGTTGTCCTCCCGTATCTGCCAGCATGTCAGCACCTTGTCGTACTTGATGCTGTAAAACTGCCGGGAGTTGAGGCTGATGTTCCGCCCGCGCATTATCAGCGCCTGCTGCAAACGCTTTGCCGTGTCTCTCATGCTGCGCATGCTGTGTCCCTCCCTGCTTTTGTCTTATGAGATTATTATAGCGGGGGAGCGCTCGTTTTCTCTATGGCCCTTTTTGCCCTAAATTTCTGAGGCGTCCTGCGCTCAAAATTTTTTTTGAGAAAATTAAAAAAAGCGCTTGACATATCACCCAATGAGTGATAATATAAGGCACGTAAAGACAAAACGGATGGCCGACAGGCAGAAAGGAAATACAAAATGAACGAGAACAACATGATCAACATCAACGCAGACGATCTCCGCACGGTAGCGGAGGAGACCAAGGACAAGAGGCTCGGGAGATTCAGCGCCGAGTATTATCAGCTCAGTTATGACCCGCGCACCGGCGAGCTGTGGACAGATTTTCACTGCTCTCTCGGCGGCAATGAGCACACGGTGTACCGTGATGAGGAGATCATTCCTTGCGGCAATCTCCGCAGGCGGTACACTGAGGCAGAGCTGCGCGAGCTCGTGGAGCTCTGCGTGGAGGAGCGAGAGGCAGGTGTGCGTTGACTATCCGGGAGCTCAGAGCACGGACAGGGCTCACGCAGGCGGCGTTTGCTGCGGCGCTGCACATCCCCAAGCGCAGCATTGAAAACTGGGAGGGCGGCGGCAGAACGCCGCCTGCCTATCTCGTTGAGCTGATCGAGTACCGGGTCGCGCACGATCCGGACTTGACAGGCTCGCGCAGTCTTGATAAAATGCACGTGTCAGGCGGGAAACCGCCTGTGGATTGAAACACAACTACCACATGCGCGCAGAAAAAGGGCGG